AAATATTGAACACATTGACTCAGACCGCTTCGAACTTATTGAAATGGACTTGACCGATGAGCATAGTATCTTTGCTATAGTTCAAAATATTAAGCCTGACTACTTTATCAACTTTGCCGCAAATTCTTTTGTCGGCAACAGTTGGCATATGCCAGTAAACCATTTTGACACAAACGCTCTTGGTGTCATGCGCCAACTTGAAGCTATTCGCAAGATTTGTCCAAACTGTCGTTATTACAATGCAGGTTCATCTGAAGAGTTTGGGGATGTTGCTTACACTCCACAAGATCTCAAGCACCCAGCAAGACCTAGAAGCCCTTATGGAGCTTCTAAGGTTGCCGCAAGACAAATTGTAAAGGTATGGCGTGAATCTTATGATCTGTATGCTTTGCAAGGTTATCTATTCAATCACGAATCAGAGCGTCGTGGCGAAGAATTTGTAACTAGAAAAATCTCAAAAAATGTAGCACGAATTGCAAAATCCTTACAGCTTGGCGAAAAAGACTTTAAACCCCTTGAGCTTGGTAATTTAGATGCCAAAAGAGATTGGAGTCATGCAGAAGATTTTGTTGAAGCCGTTTGGTTGATGATGAATCAAGATAAGCCAAAAGATTATTTGCTTGCTTCTGGAGAAACTCATACTGTTAGAGAATTTGTAGAACTTGCTTTTAATAATGCTGGCATACAAGGATATTGGTCTGGTGAAGGTGTTGATGAAGTTTATAAACTGAGGGGAGAAGTTCCTGTGGACATTACTCTAATGAAAGTTAATACTGATTTTTATCGCCCAGCAGAAGTAGAACTACTTCTTGGAGATCCTTCTGAAGCAGAAAAAGAATTAGGTTGGCATAAAAAGGTTGACTTTGAGAGATTAGTGTGCAGAATGTGCGAACATGACTTCAAAGAAATTAACGCCACATAAAAGGCGACAACTTACCATCGGCAGGCTTGTTAAGGTTCCCAATACTCAAAAACGATTTTTTTGGGCTAGAGAAATGAAGCTCCTTAAAGATCTTGAGGCTAGATATTCTTTGGAATTTTTAGAAGTTGTTACTTTTCCCAAAAAGTATGATAGTCTTACTTACCTTGTTTCAAATGAGTTAAAAAGCACAATGGACAGAAAATGGAAAAACTTTAACTTTAAAGTTGACTTATCCAAGTATGACCCATTTATTTTAGGAGAAAAGACTGGAAAAGATTACATCCCCACCGATTATAAACCAAAAAGTACAAAAGATTTATTAAAATGAGCGACAAAGATTCAGAACTATTAGAAAAGTTTCTTAAAGACAAGAAAGATAAACATTATAATTTTGAGGATTCAATTGATTATAAAGCTTCTAGCGGCTCATTACAGCTCGATTTGATGTTAAATGGCGGGTTAGGACCAGGATTGCATAGATTTGTTGGCATAAATGAAGGGGGCAAGACGTCCGCTTCTCTTGAAGTTATGAAAAATATGCTTAACGACATCCCAGGATCAAAGGGTTTTTTTATCAAAGCGGAAGGAAGACTTTCAAAAGAAATGCAAGAACGTTCTGGTGTAAAGTTTGTATTTAATCCAAAGGAATGGGTAACTGGCACTTGTTTTGTTTTTGAAAGTAATATCTACGAAGTTGTTGTGGAAGCAATGCATGCACTTGTAGAACAGAATGAAGAAAAATACAAGTATTGCTTCCTCCTAGATTCTGTAGATGGCCTTATTTCACAACAAGACATTGATAAGTCTTTTTATGATTCTAATAAAGTTGCAGGCGGCGCAGTTATTGCCGCTAACTTCATGAAGAGAATGTCTATTAAGCTTGCAAAAAGGGGTCATATGGCCATTTTTGTTAGTCAAGTGAGGGCAGATATTAAACTAGATCAATTTTCTAAAGCTCCAGTACGTCAGACCTCCGCAACAGGCGGTAATGCCCTGCTTCACTTTGCAAATTACATTATGGAGTTTGAACCCCGATATAAGTCGGATATGATTTTACAAGACCCAGCGAAGAAGCAGCCAGACCCCAAGACTAATCCAATTATTGGTCATTGGGCTAAAGTTACGATTAAGAAGTCTCCAGACGAAAAGACCAATAACACCATTATGTACCCTATCAGATATGGTAGGACAGGTGGCAAATCTATTTGGGTGGAGAAAGAATTGGTGGACTTACTATATATGTGGGAGTTCGTTACCAAGAAAGGAGCTTGGATCACCCTAGGCGAAGAGTTTAAAGAACTTGTGCAGGAAGTTGTACAGGATTTGCCAGAGAAAGTCCAAGGAGAAGCTAATCTATTTAAGATGATTGAAGAAAACAAAGAGCTTTCTAAATTTTTAATAAATTATTTTAAGTCTAATATTGGTGAACTTTAAAACTTTATATGGCAAGGAAAAACCTTTAAGAAATTCTCATAGGTACAAAATTAAGTGGAATGGGAAATCTCGTAGCAAATTTCAACGCACAGTAAAGACTTTTTTGTACCCATATTGGCGATATGACGCTGTTTTTGAAGAATTTAGGGTCTTAGGCACTCAATTAACGCTTGATTTTTACAATCATACTAAAAAAATTGCCATAGAGGTGCAAGGAGCCCAACATTTGCAGTTTGTTAAGCATTTTCATAAGACTAGGGCTAATTTTGTGCGTCAAATACGCAGAGATGACAAAAAAATGGATTTTTGTGAATTAAATAAAATTAAATTATTACAAATTTATCCAGACGACAAATTATCAGAAGAATATTTCGAAAAACTTTTTAGGTAGTGTAAATATTTCTAATGGAAAACCCAAAATTTAAAGAATTTATACTACCAGAAAAACTTTTAAACCAACTATATGAATTAACTGGTGGTCCAGAAGCATATAAAGGTTTTATAATTGTTTATTGCGATGAAAACGGGACACCTATAGTGTACACTAGCTGTGATTCTCAAATTACTGAGAGCGGTTTGATAAAGTCAATAGAAAATTATCTAAATGAATATTCGGAAAATAATTTCGAAGTTTCAGATAATTCTTGACAATTTTATTAATTGCGCCAATATGGTTAGTTTATGATTTATAGTTTGGAAATAGAAAAACAGGTTTTAGCCGCTTTTATACAAAAACCAAAATTATTATTTAATTTTATTCATTTAATTAGTGAATCTGATTTCTATGACGGATCGCTTTTACATAGAACATTATTTTCTGTTTTAAAAAGAGGTTGTGAACAAGATGAGTCTATTGATGATATAGTCTTGGTTCAAAGAATAAAAGATCTTGGTATTAAGTTCGAAGAAGATATTTCGCTTATTGATTATGTTCGCTCCCTCTCAATGAGAAAAATTCATTCTGATGCAAAAATTGAGTCGTCAATTAAGGAATTAAAAAAATATAGTGTACGTCGAGAGATTCAAAATACTGCACAAAAAGTTAAAGATTCAATGAGATATATTTCTCCAGACGCTTCTTATTTAAAAATTATTGAATCTGCTGATCAAATCTATAATGAAAATATTAATTTATTTGAGATTGGGTCAGATATTCCAGAAAATATTTATGATGAGATGGAAGCCTTCATAGAAGAGCGTGGAAATAATCCAGTAGATGAGTTTGGTATGATGGGGCCACATAAAAAAATTAATGATATTTACGGCTCTCTTTTGCGTCCAGGAAATATTACTGTTGTAGTGGCAAGATCTGGCGTGGGCAAGACGCAGTTTTGTATGCATTACGCTACACAAGTTTCTTCGAAATATAATGTTCCAGTTTTACATTTTGATAACGGGGAAATGAGTAAAGAAGAATTAATTATACGTCAGTGTGCATCTCTTTCTGGAGTTTCCCCACATTTACTTGAAAGTGGAAAATGGAGGCAGGCTGGCTCAGAAGTTGTATCTAAGGTACGGTCTGTTTGGAGTAAAGTTAAAAAACTTCAATTTTATTACTACAATGTTGGTGGCATGGATGTTGATTCTATGATTAACACATTAAAGCGTTTTTATTATTCAAAAGTTGGTCGAGGTAACAAGATGGTATTTTCTTTTGATTATATTAAAACATCTTCAGAAATCGCTTCCAATAAAAGCGAATGGCAAACAGTTGGCGAAATGGTAGACAAATTTAAAAAATGTGTTCAGAAAGAAATATTAGAAGATGGTAATCCAGTAATTCCTATGATTACATCTGTACAGTCCAATCGTAGCGGCATTACAACTAATCGACAGAGCGCAAACATTATTGATGACGAGTCTATTGTATCTCTTTCCGATAGAATTACCCAGTTTTGTTCTCACATGTTTATTTTGCGTCAAAAAACAAATGATGAAGTTGTGGAAGAAGGCAATCAGTTTGGTACACATAAGCTTATTAATGTAAAGGCTAGACACCTAGGTAAAGACATTGCTGGTGCAGTTGAACCAGTCCAAGTTGATGACAACCTTCGCAAGAATTTTATAAATTTATCTTTTAGAAATTTTAATATTGTAGAGTGTGGAGATTTACGAGACATCGTTAATTTTAGAAATACTGGTGGAGATTTAAATCAATCAACTTTAAACGAAATCCCTTCTTTTGATGACATATAAAGAATCACTTAATAAGTTAGGTTATCCTTTGCAAGATTGCGGCAATCACTGGCGCACTCGAGCCATATATAGAAATGGAAAAACAAATACTTCCATTATTATATATAAAAATAGCGGCGTTTGGAAAGATTTTGGAACGGGCGGTGAAGCTAAACCTTTTGCCGCTCTTGTTAAAGAAACTCTTAAGACAGAAGATTTCAATGCCCTTAAAGATTACTTGATCGATAACTTAGAGCAAAATCAATCAACTGAATTTAAAAAAGAAAAAATAGAAATGGAAAAAATATATCCAGCTTCATATCTAGATAAACTTTTACCGATGAAGACCTTTTACGAAAAAAAAGGAATCTCTTCAAATACACAAGATAAATTTAAATGTGGTTATGCTGGCGGTGGTAAAATGTATAGAAGGATTGTTTTTCCTATTTATGATCTGGACAATCAGATACATGGCTTTTCTGGTCGTAGTATTACAGATAATGAAAATATTCCTAAATGGAAACACATAGGTCGTAAAACAAATTGGGTCTATCCACATAATATTTCAAGCGGTAGTATTGATGAAACTAGAGAAGTTATTTTAGTCGAAAGTATTGGGGATTGTTTAGCTCTTCATGAAGCTGGATTCAAAAATGTTTTAGTTACCTTTGGGTTAGATGCTTCTTCAAAACTTATCTCCTATCTCAACACATTTGAATTAGATAGAATTATTGTCGCAACAAATAATGATGAAGATAAAGAAATTAATTCGGGAGGAATTGCATCCATTAAAGCAGTTGCAAAATTATCTCAAATTTTTGATCTATCTATTATAAGGGTCAATCCACCACTATGTAATGACTTTGGAGAAATGTTAGAGTGCGACACTGGTTCTCTTGATAACTTTAGACAGTGGTATGAACGAAAAAATAAATGGTGCATGAGTGATAAAAAATTTCAAAATTATATTATTAAACAAATTAATAAATACGAACAACTGAAAAAAAATATCTACTGCAAGAAATTATTAAAAATTTTACATGGAAGTTAAGTTATCAGCTAGTCGTATAAAAACAGCTCAATCATGTAGTTGGCTTTACTGGTCTAAGTATAAGTTAAAACTGCCAGAGAAAGGTAATGACGGCGCTCGTCGCGGATCTATTTGTCATAATGTATTTGAATACCTTTCAAAACAAAAAACAAAAGCCCAATATAACAAGATCATCAAAGAACGAGATCCGTTTGTTGTTGCTACTATCAAAAAACAAATACTTTCTGAAGCCAAAGTCT